TTAAATAACTGGCGTGTAACAAAAACTACATTAAGGCTAGGTAGTAGAGTCATTGGAAAATGTATGATGGGATCAACATCAAACGCATTAGATAAAGGTGGTGAAAACTTTAAAAAACTATACAATGATTCAGATGTTACCAAACGAAACCGCAATGGACAGACTAAGTCAGGATTATATTCTTTGTTCATTCCTATGGAATGGAATTACGAAGGATTCATTGACAATTATGGAATGCCTGTATTCGAAGAGCCATCAGCAAATTGTGTTGGCCCACACGGAGACGCTATCGAAGTTGGCGTCATCGAACATTGGGATAATGAGGTAGAAGGATTAAAAGGTGACCAGGATGCTTTAAATGAGTTCTACAGGCAGTTTCCACGTACAGAAGAGCACGCGTTTAGGGATGAAACTAAAAATAGTATATTTAATTTAGTTAAAATATACGAACAAATAGATTACAACGAAGATTTAAAAAGTACAGGCGTTGTAACAACGGGCAGTTTTAATTGGGAGCATGGAGTGAAGGACTCAAAAGTAATGTTTAGCCCAAACCCGAATGGAAGGTTTAAAGTTTCTTGGGTTCCAAAAGTTGGTTTGCAAAATAAACAGGTAATTAAAAATGGTATAAGGTATCCCGCAAATGATCACATAGGCGCATTTGGCTGTGATAGTTACGATATATCAGGAACCACCGATGGCAAAGGATCTAAAGGAGCATTACATGGGCTTACTACATTTAGTATGGAGGATGCGCCGTCAAATACGTTTTTTTTAGAATATGTGGCAAGACCACAAACAGCTGAAATGTTTTTTGAAGATGTGCTTATGGCTTTAGTGTTCTACGGAATGCCTCTTCTTTGTGAAAACAATAAACCAAGATTATTGTATTATCTAAAGCGTAGAGGATATAGAGGTTACTCTATGAATCGCCCTGATAAAACATATACAAAATTATCCGTTACAGAAAAAGAAATAGGCGGTATACCTAACTCTTCTGAGGATATAAAGCAAGCCCATGCAGCTGCTATTGAAACCTACATACAAAACCATGTTGGTATCACTAATGATGGACAATATGGTTCCATGTATTTTAGCCAAACTTTAAACGATTGGGCTAAGTTTGATATAAACAAAAGAACAAAATTTGATGCGGCTATTAGTTCAGGGTTAGCGATAATGGCCTGTAATAGACATCTATACAGACCAAACCCCAAAGCACAAAAACCTAAGTTAAATATACATATTGCAAAATATAAAAACGCCGGTTCAATATCGGAAATAATAAAATAAATATATATGGCTGAGTCAGTTATAAATAGTTTTTTTCCAAGCCAAGTTGCTAGCGATGCTGAAAAGCTTTCGCCTGAATACGGTTTAAGAGTTGGTAGAGCGATTCAAGATGAATGGTTTAAATCCGATTCTGGCACTAACAGATATAAAAGTAATCAAAATACATTTCATAGATTAAGATTATATGCTAGAGGTGAACAGTCTGTACAAAAGTATAAAGATGAGTTATCTATTAATGGCGATTTATCATATTTAAATATAGATTGGAAGCCAGTACCAATTATACCTAAGTTTGTAGATATAGTGGTTAATGGCATATCCGAAAGAGCATTTGATATAAAAGCATATTCGCAAGATCCTTATGGAGTAGCAAAGCGTACAGAGTACTTAGCTAGTATAATTAGAGATATACAAACTAAAGAGTTAAACGATTTTGCTAAAGATAACTTTGGCGTTAACTTATACGAAAACCAACCCGAGACTCTACCAGAAACACAGGAAGAGTTAGACGTACATATGCAGCTTACTTATAAGCAGGCTGTAGAAATTGCGGAAGAGCAAGCTATAAATGTATTGCTTGAGGGTAACCATTACGATTTAACAAAAAAACGTGTAGTATACGATTTAACCACCATAGGCATTGGAGCTGTTAAAAATAGGTTTACAAAGTCAGAAGGTGTGGTAATAGATTATGTTGACCCTTCAAATTTAGTATGGTCTTATACGGACTCTCCGTTTTTTGATGATATTTACTATTGCGGCGAAGTAAGAGAAGTACATATTAATGAGCTTAAAAAACAATTTCCTGATTTAACAAATGAGGACTTAGAAAAAATATCTAAAACAGGTTACCAAAATAACGGCTTTTATGACAGGTCGTTGTCTAATTATAACGAATCTGACTCTAACACTGTTCAAGTTTTGTATTTTAATTACAAGACATATATGAACGAAGTGTATAAAATTAAAGAAACCGCAACAGGAGCTTCTAAGGTATTAGTCAGAGATGATCAGTTTGATCCACCAGTTGAAGTATTAGAGCAACAGTTTGGTAAACTATCAAGATCACTTGAAGTATTATACGAGGGTGTTTTAATATTAGGCACTGATTATTTATTAAAATGGGAGCTAGCTAAAAACATGATGCGCCCAAAAAGCGATAGTTCAAAAGTATTATTGAATTACAGTATCAATGCACCCAGAATGTACAAAGGTAGGATCGAATCATTAGTAAGCCGCATTACAGGGTTTGCGGATATGATACAACTAACGCATCTAAAGTTACAGCAACTGCTATCAAGAATGGTGCCTGATGGTGTTTACCTTGATGCTGATGGATTGGCTGAAATAGATTTGGGTAATGGTACAAATTATAATCCGCAAGAAGCGTTAAACATGTTTTTCCAGACAGGTTCTGTAATCGGAAGATCATTTACGCAGGATGGCGATATGAACCCAGGCAAAGTGCCTATACAAGAAATTACAAGCGGTAGCGGCGGCAACAAGTTAGGAGCGTTAATCAATACGTATAACTATTATTTGCAAATGATCCGTGATGTAACGGGATTAAACGAGGCAAGAGATGGCAGCATGCCTGACGGTAAAGCTTTGGTTGGTATACAAAAGATAGCAGCGGCAAATTCAAATACCGCAACGAGGCACATAATGGAAGCTGGATTATTTATAACGGCTCACTTAGCAGAATGCTTGTCTCTTAGAATATCTGATATAATTGAGTATTCGCCAGCAAGAGAATCGTTTATACAAAAGATAGGGGCGCATAACGTAGCCACCCTTTCTGAAATGAATAATTTGCACTTATACGATTTTGGTATATTTTTAACACTTATGCCAGATGAGGAAGAAAAGCAAATGCTTGAAAACAATATACAAACCGCATTGTCAGCTGGTTTAATAGACTTGGATGATGCTATTGACATACGCCAAGTGCAAAATTTAAAGTTAGCAAATCAGCTACTAAAAATTAAGCGTAAGAAAAAACAAGAGCGTGATCAAGCTATTCAACAGCAAAATATTCAAGCGCAAGCACAAGCGAACGCACAGGCTCAACAAGTCGCGGCGCAGGCCGAGGTACAAAAGCAAGCCGCTATAACACAGCAAAAAGCGCAACTTAAACAATTAGAAGGGCAACTTGATTTACAAAAACTAGAAGCGGAAGTCGAAGCTAAGAAAGCTTTAATGGCGCAGGAGTTTGATTATAACATGCAGCTTAAAAATATGGAGACTGAGCTTTATAAGCAACGCGAAAGCAAAAAAGAAGATCGCAAAGATGATCGTTCAAAAATGGAAGCATCGCAGCAAAGCGAATTAATTGAGCAAAGAAAAAACAATACACCACCAAAAAACTTCGAATCCGGCGGAAACGATATAATTGGCGGAGGGTTTGACTTAGGAACCTTTGAACCTAAGTAATAATAGTAATGTATAATTATATAATATTTTATCATGTCAGAAAACACAGAAGAAGTTCTAGAGGTGCAAGAAGAAACCCAAGAACAAACAACTCCTGAAAATGAGGTTGTTGAAGAAAAGCCAGATACCGGCGCATCAGTCGCAGATGATGGCACTATTAAAATAGATTTAGGTAAACTTAATAAACCAAAAGAAGATGCCGTTCAAGAGCAAAGCGCAGATGACAGCGATGCTGTTGTCGGAGAATCCGAAGACACGCCAGACGGCGAAGAAGTGGTTGAAGAAATACGGGACGCCGAAGAAGAAGAGGTAAGCGCATTAGAAGAAGTAATTGAGGAAGAAGTTGTTGAACAAGTAGAGGAGCTCACTGAGCAAGTTGAACAAGCTATAGTCGAGGCGGATGCTGGCGTTGATTTGCCAGAAAATATTCAAAAAGTTGTTGACTTTATGAACGACACAGGCGGAAGCCTTGAGGATTACGTAAAGTTAAACACAGATTATTCTAAATTAAGTGAAGCGCAGTTAATACGTGAGTATTACGAAACAACAAAACCGCATTTAGATAAAGAAGATATTGAAGTTTTAATGGAAGACTTCTCGTACGACGAAGAGCTTGATGAACCTAAAGATATTAGAAAAGCAAAAATAGCTTTTAAAGAGGAAGCGGCGAAAGCTAAAAAACATCTTGAAAAGTTAAAAGCTAATTATTACGAAAACATTAAAGCTGGATCTAACTTAACTGAAGACCAGCAACAAGCTGTTGATTTTTTCAATCGCTATAATAAAGAAAACGAGGAAGTGACAAAAGCCGCTGCCTCGCAAAAAGAAATATTTTTAAATAAAACTAGTAACGTTTTTAATAAGGATTTCAAAGGTTTTGATTATTCTGTTGGAGACAAAAAGTATAGGTTTAAAATTAAAAATACTGAAGACGTAAAGGCAACCCAAAGCGATATTAATAACTTCGTCAAAAAGTTTTTGAACGATAAAAATGAAATGTCAGATGCTAAGGGTTATCATAAATCTTTATTTACAGCTATGAATGCTGATTCCATTGCTAACCACTTTTACGAGCAAGGCAAGGCCGACGCTATAAAAGACAGCATGGCTCGAACCAAAAATGTTGATATGGACCCGAGAAGGGGACACGAAAAAGTAACAACACAAAATGGTTGGACTGTACGCGCGGTACCAAGTGATGCAAATAGCACGAGTAGTTTTAAAATTAAAAAACGAAAATAATAACCATTAAAAATTAAAAAAATGGCTGGATCATTTACTGGGAGCGAATTAGCTCTCCAACATTTAACTCCACGACCAGTTAAGGGATTGTTTGGCGACAATTACCTAGCAGTCGGGGACCTAGACTTTACGCAACAATTTTTGCCTGAAGTTTACGAAAAAGAAGTAGAACGATATGGAAATCGTACTATCTCTGGATTCCTACGTATGGTAGGTGCAGAAATGCCTATGGCATCTGACGTAATCACTTGGTCTGAACAAGGACGTTTACACATTGCTTATGACGACGCGGCTGTAGCATCGACTACTTCGCTAACATTGCCTGCTGGCCACTTGATTGGCAAAGGAATGACTATTGTTGTTTCTAAAGGCTTTGATACTCAAAAAGCATATGTACAAGACGTAGTTGGTCAAACTGTAACTGTAGATACTTACGGCGAATTAGCAGGTCTTACAATGACAGGCAGCGACGTAAAAGTATTTGTATACGGTTCTGAGTACGCTAAAGGAACAGAAAATGCTGGTAACTCAGTTGACGCTTCTTTCACAACTTTCAACAACAAACCAATTATTCTTAGAGATAAGTATAATGTAAATGGTTCTGATGTTGCTCAAATTGGTTGGGTAGAAGTAACTACTGAAGCTGGAACTTCTGGATACCTATGGTACCTAAAGTCTGAGCACGAAGCTCGTATCCGTTTCGAAGATCAACTTGAAATGGCTATGGTTGAAGCAGAAAAATCATTAAACGCTGATGGATCTACAAGAAATATTACAGCTGCTGCTGGATTTGGTGGTGGTACTAATATTACTGGTTCTGAAGGTTTATTTGCTGCACTAGAAGAAAGAGGATTAGTTTATGCTGACTCTGCATTCGGTGGCGCTGATGGGCTTGCTGACTTTGATACTATTTTAGCTGAACTAGATAAGCAAGGAGCTATTGAAGAGAACATGATGTTCTTAGACCGTGGCACTTCCTTGGCTATCGATAACATGCTAGCTGCTCAAAACTCTTACGGAGCTAACGGAACATCTTACGGTGTATTCGACAATTCAGAAGATATGGCACTAAACCTTGGTTTCTCAGGATTCCGAAGAGGTTCTTACGATTTCTACAAAACTGACTGGAAATATCTAAACGATTCTACAACTCGTGGATTAGTCGCAGATGTTGAAGGTGTGATTGTTCCTGCTGGAACTTCTACAGTTTACGATCAGCAACTCGGAAAGAACATCTCTCGACCATTCTTACACATCCGCTACAGAGCTTCTGAAGCTGATGACCGTAGAATGAAGTCTTGGGTGACTGGATCAGTAGGAGGTAACTATACTTCTGACGCTGACGAAATGAACGTACACTTCTTGTCAGAAAGAGCGTTGTGTGTTCAAGCTGCTAATAACTTCGTATTATTGAAGGCTATTGCACCAGCATAGTAAATTAATGTAATTGTTACCCTCGTTGTATTAACGGGGGTAGCTATTACTTTTATCAATTATTTAATTATATTATATCATGTCAAAGAAAAAAGAATCCCCAGTTTTAGATAACTCTTGGGAAATAAAAGATAGATTATATACGCTTAAAAATAACAAGCGTCCATTAGTATTCACGGTGCCATCTAAGCACACTGCAAAGAAGCCATTGCTTTATTTTGATACAGAAAAAGGATACCAACGGGAATTAAAATATGCTACTAACCAGCCATCTCCATTTGTTGAAGAACAAAAAGGTGTAGCCACGTTGGGGCGTATTGTTTTTAGAGACGGAGCTTTAACCGTTAAAAAAGAAAATCAAGTTTTACAAAAACTATTATCATTATATCATCCCTGGAGCGACAGTGTTTGGGAAGAATACAAACCTCAACAGCAAGCGGCTAGCCAGTTAGACTGGATTGAAGCTGAAATTGCAGCTTTAAATTTAGCTAAGTCTCTTGACATAGATCAGATGGAAGCTATACTAAGAGTACAGTTTGGATCTAAAGTAAATGAATTATCAAGCAGTGAACTAAAGCGCGATGGTTTAATATTTGCAAAAAGAAACCCAATACTTTTCGTTGAGTTAGCAGAAGATGATAATGTTCAATTAAGAAACTTTGGTATCAAAGCCACTGAAAGCGGCATAATAAAATTATCGCAAGACCAAAGAACATTTACATATGGTGATGGCGATAGAAAGCTTATGACTGTTCCTTTTGACGAAAACCCGTATTCTGCATTAGCAGCGTGGTTTAAAACAGACGAAGGGGTTGAAGTTTACAAAGCAATTGAAAAAAGACTTAAATAGTCACTCATAATGGTTAGGCCATCTTATGGGTGGCCTAATTATTATAAATAAAAAAATATGAGCGTAAGTATAGATACTGTTTATCAAAGGGTACTAGGCATACTCAATAAAGAACAACGAGGATATGTTACGCCTCAGGAATTTAATTTGTTTGCAAATCAAGCTCAATTAGATTTATTTGAGCAGTATTTTTATGATATAAATCAATTTGGAAGAGGTCCTGGTAATGACACGGAATATTCTGACATGCTAGATTTATTAAATAAAAAAATAGCAATATTTGAAAATCAAGGTGTATTAGCATATGATGCTACAAATAATTACTTTTCTTTGCCCAATGACATGTACCGATTAGGAACTGTCATATACACTAACACTACTACAAGGGATTTCTACCCTTCCCCCACGCAGCCCGCTAACTTTCCGGTTGCCGACCCAGTAATATACAGACAAACTCTTAACGAAGACATAGAAGCGGAGCGTATTAATGGCAATGAGTTTTTATATATTAACTCTTCACCGTTAACAAAACCAAAAAATATTAGACCTATATATGTATCTAAAAATGGCAATGTTAATGTGTATGGTGACACTGAATTAACTTCTGGTGTAAAGTGTAATTATATACGTAAGCCCGCTAAGGTTGAATGGAGATACCAAATGGTATATGGCGAAGCTTTATATGACGCAACTTATTCTCAAGATTTTGAATTACATCCCTCAGAAGAAACTGAGCTTGTAATAAAAGTATTAGAATTAGCTGGGCTAGTTGTTAAAGATATACAAATGTATCAAATAGCAGCTGGTGAAGAAGTTAAAAATACACAACAAGAAAAAGCATAATAGATGGGTTTACTATATCAAAATAACGAGCAATACTACTTAGGCCCAGACGGCATATGGAATAGTTATGATGAAAACTACGGTGACTATCAAGCTATCTCTATAAAAGACATTATAAATAATTTTATAATATCTTATGTTGGTCAAGATAAGCTTATAAGTAAGATAAAAAGAACCGATGTAGCTTTCCACGCACAACGCGGGTTGGCTGAAATGAGTTTTGATATATTACCATCTGCAAAATGGATTGAAGTAGAGGTTGGGCCGACACTATACGTGCCGTTGCCGCAAGACTTTGTAGGCTACGTAAAAGTAGCAATGACTGATGAGTCTGGTATAGAAAGAATATTATACCCAGCAAGAAAGACAGGTGATCCCGTTCCTTATGTGCAGGATAACGACTACGAATATATATTTGACGAGCAAAGCAGAGAGATCGTAACAGCTACACCGTCTGAAACATTTAAAAGATTTAGAAGATCAGAAAGATCAGGTAGCACTCCTGAAACAGATTTTCAAAATATGAACAATGCAGATCTTATTCAAGGTGCGTCTTTGGGGCGAAGATATGGGCTTGACCCTGAGCACGCCCAAAGTAATGGTGTATTTTTTATAGATCCCGTAAGAGGTGTTATGCACTTTAGCTCGAACATCGTTGGTCAAATAATTTCAATAAAGTACGTATCAGACGGGCTGGCAACAGACGATGAAAGTAAAATACATAAGTTTGCAGAAGAAGCTTTGTATAAATATATAGCCTATGCTATTTTATCTACCAGGCCGCAAACCCCTGAGTATATAGTACAGCGTTATAAGAAAGAAGCAAGAGCATCAAAGCGTAATGCTAAATTAAGGTTATCAAATATTAAGCTTGAGGAGCTAACGCAGATAATGCGAGGTAAGTCCAAGCAAATAAAACACTAAAATATGCCAGAATTGATTCACACGTTTCTCAAGGGTAAAATGAATAAAGACCTTGATGAGCGTTTAGTTCCAAATGGCGAGTATAGGGATGCGTTAAACCTAGAGGTAGCTACATCCGAAGGCTCAGACGTTGGTGCATTACAGACATTAGTTGGTAATGTTCAAATGGTCAATCGTACTTTAAACGATATAACTACGCTGCATACTACATGGGCGGCCTCTGGGTTGACTTATATACCTGCGGATGCTAAATGCATAGGTACTGTAAAAGATGCAACCACAGAAAAAATATATTGGTTTATTACATCGCAAAGCGTAGACGCTATCGTTGAGTATGACCAAATAAGAGATGTTGTTTTTCCTATTTTAGTAGACAAAACCGGTATACTTGGGTTTAATGAAAACTTTTTAATTACAGGTGTAAACATACTCGAAGGTTTTTTATTTTTTACAGACAACCAAACTGAGCCTAAAAAAATTGAAATAAAAAAATTTAAAGAGGGTTCATCTGATTTTGCTACACACACTCAAATATTCGGCAGAAACTTTATAGAAGCTGATATTACTGTTATAAAAAAATCGCCTCTTTTACGACCAACTGTATATAAAAAGAATACTGTTAGAGACGGTGAGATAGAAACAACTACTACGTTTGAGTTTAACACACTGTCTACTGACCCAGAAGATGATCCTGATGAAACAATCTCGATGGACTTCGGTACTGTTATAACTTTAAACTGGACAAACGCAGTAGACTATATAGCAGGCGACTTTTTATTATTAACAATACAAGACCCTGATGACAATTTTCAAAGAGAATTTCAGGCACGAGTAAAAGTTACACAAGTTGTTTCAGAAGCACAAGCCATATGTGAATTACAAAGCGTAGGTGAAGATTTACCTACTGGACCACAGGGGTTCGATGTACTACTGGAGCGAGACGATCCTTTGTTTGAATTTAAATTTCCTCGCTTCGCATATCGTTACAAGTACGATGATAACCAATTTTCTACATTTTCTCCTTTTACAGAGATAGCGTTTACACCAGGCGATAAGTTTGAGTATACAGGCGTTGATGGCTATAACTTAGCTATGACGAATAATATACGAGTCTTGGAGGTAAGAGATTTTATTACGCCTAATATTCCTGATGATGTAATAGCCGTAGATATACTTTATAAAGAATCAAATAGCACGAATGTATATCGTGTTGATACAATTGAAAAATATGCTCCAAATTTACCTGGTCAATCATATAATCAATGGAATGATACAAGCTATCAGGAAGGTGGTGCCACTGGTTATAGTGGTAGAATTAAAATAGAGACAGAGCTTATATCGTCTTTATTGCCGTCTAACCAATTGCTAAGACCTTATGATAACGTTCCTAAAAAAGCGTTGGCTCAAGAAATTACTGGGAATAGAATTATATACGGCAACTACACGCAAAACTTTGATATGGTTGACTTTGCTGACGGTGAGGTTATACCAAACTTTGAGTTTAGTATTGTGCATGATCCTACGAAAAATGAAGATATTATTGAAGACCCAGATAATCCGGGGCAATTTATAAATATATCATCGGATCCCGACGGGTCTACACCGGTACCATCTTTAAAGTCTATGCGCACCTACCAAATGGGTATTGTGTATTTAGATGAATACGGTCGCCAAACACCCGTATTTACGAATGATTCAGGTAGTAGATCATTAGCAAAAGAATTTGCAGACCTATACAATACTATAGAGATAGGCATGCTTTCAAACCCACCAAAGTGGGCAACACATTACAAGTTCTATATAAAAGAAACATCTAACGAGTATTATAACTTAGCATTAGATAGATTTTATTTACCAGAAGATGGTAGTGTATGGCTGTCTTTTCCATCTGCCGACAGGAATAAAGTTGATGAAGAAACGTTTTTAGAGCTTAAAAAAGAGCATGATAATAATTCGTTTATTGAAGAAACCGCTAGATATAAGATATTAGCTATATCAAATGAGGCGCCAGATGCTGTTAAGATAAGAAGACATCAAGCAGGTAGACAAACAACTGAGTTTACAGGCTCAGGATACCCGCAGGTTAATAAAGGGTTTTTTGAAATACCTAAGGACGATTTTGATGGTACCGACGACGACGGCGGCGGTCTTAACGGTTTAAATACAGAAAATAATTTATCTTGTAGAATAATTTCAGGGTCTAATATATCTGATTATTTTGAAATAGAATGGATTAAAAAACAAGGACCTTTATACAGGGTTCAACTTAGGTTTCCCACTGATGATAGTTTAGAGTTTATACCAGAGGGGCAAACGGGCGTGCCTTTAGATATAGCAATATATCAATCCAGATCTGAAAATAAACCTGAATATCAAGGTAGATTTTTTGTAAAAATATATAAAGACAATGCCCTAGAGCAACGTATAATTAAAAAAGCTCAAGACGCTGAGCTAACTATAGAATACCAAAAAGAAGTAGCTTATATACAAAAAAGCGGTGATAGTAGTTTTTGGAGAGACACAGCGCCAGACAATAGTAAAGGGTGGTTTTGGGATAAATCATCCCCATTAAATGTTAGAAGAAGAGCAGGTTCCGATGTTAAATATCAGCGTGGTAATCAAGACGAACGACAATATGGTGGTTTAGGTATAGACGCTGGATCTAGAAATTTAACTATATCATTTCACGGGTTTGGTAATCCATGGAAACAATCTAAAGCTTTTTATAATAGAACAGGTATTTGGTGGAATTGGCCGACTAATCAACCAAGTTCGGCGCATCATATAGGTTTTGCTAAAGCGTTAGATACAGCGGGTAGTATATTTAGAATTACAGACGACCCAGACAAAGAATTAGATTCTCACACGTACAATATAACAATGAGTTACCGCTCGGCCTACTGTGTTGCAAGTAGAAGGACTGGCAGACATGGGTCTGGTAAGTATGGTAGCCGAAGAGTTGTTAGATGGAATATAAAAATAGATAAACCTATAGCCACGTCTGCGGGTTTACCACCTATTAATACTGGACAAGCAAACCCAACAAGAACAGGTGTAGAATTTTTAAGACTATATGCGGTAGATGCGGATACATACACGTCTAATGATCCTGCTATATTTGAAACATATCCAAAGGAAGCTGTTGATTTAGACTTATATTATTCAGCTAGCGATATATATGAAATACAAAATGCAGGTACCACTATGGCTGCCCACCAGCCATTACAAAAACTAGATTGGTTTAATTGCTATTCTTTTGGACAAGGTGTAGAATCTGATCGTATACGTGATGATTTTAATGCAACTCGTATAGATAAAGGCCCTGTTGTTTCCACTGTTTTAGACGAAGCATACGGCGAAGAAGTAAAAGCCACAGGTTTAATATTTTCACAAATATTTAATTCCACTTCTGGTATTAATAGGTTAAACCAGTTTATAGCCGCAGAGCCAATAACAAAAGATTTAAACCCGTATTATACAAGTGTTCAAAAGTTACATTCAAGAGATACCGATTTAATTGCTTTTTGTGAGGACAAAGTTCTTAAGATATTAGCAAATAAAGATGCCCTCTTTAATGCAGACGGGAGCTCAAACGTTGTTGGTAATACCGCTGTGCTAGGCCAATCAATACCTTTTCTTGGCGAATATGGTATATCTAAAAATCCAGAAAGCTTTGCTACTTATGGTTTTAGGGCATACTTTACCGATAAGAACAGAGGAGTCGTCTTAAGATTATCACGTAATGGGTTAGAAGAAATATCAGCCGCTAATATGCGTGACTTTTTCGCAGACAATCTACACTCTTCAAACGTGTTATTAGGCTCATACGACGACGATAAGGACGTTTATAACCTTACACTTAATAATCTTACAGATGAATGGAAAGATAAGCTTAAACTTAATTATTTTAATCCGTCATTAACTCAAAATGGAACCACTGTTTCTTTTAAAGAGGACGTTAAAGGTTGGACTTCTCGTAAAGATTTTATACCCGAAGGGGCTATATCTTTAAATAACAAATATTACAGTATTAAAAGTGGTAAGATTTGGGAGCATGGAGCAGCGAGTGCTACAAGAAATAATTTTTATGGCGTTCAATATGATAGCGCGGTTAGATTCCTAATAAATGATCAACCGAACATTGTTAAAAAATACAAAACATTAAATTATTCTGGAACAGAATCCAGAGAATACAGGTATCAAGTTGAAGGAAAGCCAGAAGAGCAAACCTTTAATTTGGCTGAATTGCAAGCTAATCCAAATTATAATCCAATAAATGAGGTATTTACACCTGGTTGGTACACTAGTTTAATACAAACGAATCTTCAGGAGGGAAGTATTAAAGAGTTTTTAGATAAGGAAGGTAAATACTTTAATTACATAAAAGGCATTGGCACACAATTTAGCACTAATTTAAATAACAATTTAGATGCTGCAGAGTTTTCAATGCAAGGTATCGGGCGTGCAGAAATATCAGGGGATACTCAAAGTTCATTTATTTTACATGTTGAAGTTGACCCGTCTTGCTTTGTAGCGAGGGTTGCACCTTATGTTATGAACGGAAGTTTAACTTCCATAGAGGATTGCACAACCTGCCCGACAATTGATCTTGCTAATTTAACTACAGACAATAATATACCAGCTGGAGTTATTACATACAACATTACAGCAGATAACACAAATGACGGCACATTAACTGTGAATGGTAGCGTTGTTACCTTCACTCCAAATGCAAACTTTAACGGTGATGCTGGAGCATTTAACTTTACAGCAACCGACACCTTTAATGGATCACAGCTTGTAAGTAATGTTGGTACAGTTACAATTACGGTTGATCCAGTTGCAGATATTCCTTATTTTACGACAACTCCACCTACTACGGCATATGCTATAGGCGATACGTACATTTACAACGTTGGGGTAGCTGACGCGGATCACACTGGTGCAGAGTTAACTATAACTTCAAGTAATATACCAAGCTGGCTGACACTAACTGACAACGGAGACGGAACCGCTGTTGTGACTGGTACAGTCCCAGATGCTCAACCATACTCTTTTGATTTAGTTGTAAGCGATCCAGATAATCCGCCAAATACAGCTACGCAAAATGTTACTGTAGAAGGTTTGGCTAATTTGCTAACTAATTTAGATATAGTGGGTAGGTATGTTTCTACTAACGAACCTCAAGGGGTCTGGGTTGATCCTAGCACTGGAGTTCAGACAACTGTATGTGGATCTCCAGCGTCGGGTGGTCATAGTTGCAGCAGAGGTACATTCAATATATTTGCAGCAGCAGATTCCGGCAGTGCTATAGAAATTGGTAGAGTTCATATTTCTAACACTGGTGGTGGCGGAACAAACTATGTTGATAGTGATGGTAATCCAACTCCTGATTTAGGTACACCAAGTGGAAATGAAAAATATTATACGCCACAAGGAACGGTTAGAAGTACAGGCGATAGATATAGTGCTTTCCAAATAAGTCAAGCAGACGCTCAAACATTAGCGCAAAACTCAAGCAATGGTCAGATCACATTCTTTATGGAATGCGGCACATTCAATGCTGGTACTACAACTGCTAATTGCCACAGTACCGCGCTTTGGTTTAATGTATTTGATGGTAATGCTCAGCAAATACTTTGCACAGCGTTTACAACCGGAACTTTAATAACAATTGACATATATACAGGTCAACCCGTAAATCCAATACCATAATGAGTAATATAGTAGCAATAGATAATTTTACGGTAACATCAGAAGAATTTGTAATACCAGGCGGAGGTTTGATAAGCAGTGTTGCTCCTCAAGCTGTATTGACAATAACACCGAACCAAGGCTATGAAATTGAAGCAAGCAATTTTACAGTTGTTTCATCAAACCCAGAAGTTGATGTGCCTAGTTCTTATTTTACACAAGACGGTGAAAACGTTACACTGACAGTTGTTTTTGTATCGACAGCAACTATGCCTAATAATAATCTTGATATAAAGATATGTATGCGCGGAGCTGCTCAAGAGCTTGGTGTAACTATCGCGGGCACCGTATTTTATGATACGGCAAACGCCACACCATTACCGCAAAGCTTACCTTATACAAATTCAGGGCCAGCGGAAAGTACGGAAGAAATATTATCGCAGCTTGTACAAGCCGATGCGGGTTATTATTTTCAGTCTACGCCAACTATATCTCTTAGGACTGGCGATCCCACTGACTACAATTTATATACTACAGCATCTGTATTTGACAATAATAATAGGTTAACTGCAATAAGAGTAAACGCTGATTACACTTACCCTTTTGTAAATCACAGTGGAGATGAAATAGATGTATACGCTCACGCTATTGAAATACCTGTTATTTTAGAATATGTAACTGGGTATTCAATAAACACAACGGTTCCGGCTACGCAAACGGTTAGGGATTTAGCTATAACAGGCGTTCAAGGAGCGGACTATTCTTTAACAATAGATAACGGCGCTACTTTTTCTAACGGTACAAATGCTATTACAGGTGTATTACCGGCTGGCCAAGAGCTTGTGCCTATAACATTTCCAGCGGTAACATCGACTCAAACACATAATTTAACATTTGTTGTCCCTGGAACAGATTTAAGCCCTGATTTTAACCAGCCTAATCCAATAGTTTTTACAAGAAGAGTCGTTACTTCTATTCAATTAAGTGGGGCAATAACATCGGGCGACACCGATATTTCAGTTACTAATCCTACGCCATTGCCTTTGGATGCTAGTTATAACTTTACGCAAAGTGGTAGCTTAGAGCATGATATTACTATTTCACCTGTCGGGGGTTTCACTATATCATGGACAGATACTAATGCTTTAGTTGATTCTGATTTTACAAAAACAGAAGCCGATGGCAATTTTACAATAACCCAAGGAGCAAAGCTACTAAATGCGGGAAGTTCCGATTTAACGCTTAGGGTTGATATTACTTCGCCAACTACAGGTGTACAAAATATGAGCTATTTGCTTACGGATAATATCGATACTTACATAACTAAAACGTACATATGCGCTACATTTGATTTTGACAACACTCAAGGGACTGTAGATTCTGTGTATGAATATGCTGATTGCGACACTGGTGTAATTACACAAGATACAGTGTCTGCGGGAAATAGTATTATAGGGCAATGCGCTAGAGCAGTGCCGGTGCCTTCATTAGTATCAGGCGATGGAAATCCGCCCGCTCTTAACCCAACAATACAATGCCCATAATATGGATCAAATAACATTAACATTTAGCAGCCCCATACAAGTATCTGTACAAATTGGAGATATACTATATTACACAAACGATCCAATGGGTGCAACTGTTGTAAAAATAGGAGATGTGGCATCAATAAACTATGGAACAAACACAATTGTGTGTAACATAGCTCCACAAACAGTCAGACCAACGTCTGCATCGTTTATATTATTTACTAAAGATAATAAAGTTAACACAAGCGGTATATTAGGATATTTTGCAGAAGCTGAACTTAGAAACGATTCATTAAACAAATCAGAGTTATTTTCCGTAGGCTCAGAGATATTTGAGAGCAGTAAATAACACGTAATAATAAATTATAAAACAATAAAATTATGATACCAGTAGGAGCAGCGATGGGCGCTATAAAGGGCCTAACCGGAATAGCGGGTGGTATTATAGGTAGTGGAAAAAGAAAAAGAGAAGAAGCAGCGGCTCAAGAAGAGTACGATATGTTCAAAACTCAATATGCTGAACTTGACACATCTAACCTATACGCTAACTTAGAAAATACTATGGAAGACTTAACTGTCGACCAAAGAGCAGCGGAGTTCCAATTGCAGGCACAGCAACAAGGGCAAGCTAACATTATGCAGAATCTTCAAGGGGCAGCTGGTGGTAGTGGTATTGCAGCGTTGGCGCAATCAATGGCTAATCAACAAACGCAAGGTGCAGCTCAAGCGGCAGCGAGCATAGGGCAACAAGAAAGAGCCAACCAAATGGCCAGAGCGCAAATGGCTGGATCATTACAAATGGCTGAAGCTGGTGG